GTCCTACCTCGCCTATCGCTCAAATTCGACCCTCCCCCCCGTTTTTAGCGCAAAAATGGCCTATGCTTGTTCGCCTTGCGTAACAGCAGGTCGCGCGTAAGAAAACTCTAGCCCAGTTTCTTACGCGCGATCAGGTCGCGCATGGTCTTCCGATCATGGCACTCGCCACACAACGGTTGCAGGTTCGCGCGCGCGTTATCCCCGCCATCGCGCAAGGGCACGATGTGGTCAACCTCCACCGCAGGCACAGGCACGCCCCTCGCCAAGCAATGGCGGCACAAGGGTTCAGCATTCAGGATCACCAGCCGAAGCCTGCGCCACGCCGCGCCATAGCCACGCTGGCTGGCCGTGCCGCGCTTCTCATCGTGGCGCTGCTGGGCATTCACCCAGGCGCGCGGCGCGGCTGCCTTGCCCGCGTTGATCCGCAGGCGGGGCGGGAAGCGGCGGGGCTCGGTCACGCGTCCACCTTGCGGTAGCCCGCTCGCCACAGGGCGCGGGCGATGGCGCTCGCCGTGGCCTCTACGGCCGCCTCATCAAGCTCCGGCCGCGCAGCGTGTAGGCACTCATGCACCAGCACATCTAGCGCCCGCTGGCCTCGCAGGGCGCGCCGGACTTGGATGAGCGGGTGGCGGCCAGCAGGTAGCCAGCAGCGGCCCCAATCGGTTCCCATCACGCGCGCAGGCTCAAACCGGACACGCCAAACCCGGCCAGCGATGCGGGTGCGGAACTCATCGCCCTTCACGGCATCACCTCTAGCCGCGCTTCCCAATTCCGGCCTCGCCTGCGGCTCATGGGCTCGCCCACATCGATCACGATGATCGCGCTGCCCCATTGCGATGTATCGCGGCGGCTCATCCACCCAGGCTGAAGCGGGCCGCAGGTACCCGCGTTCGCGTACCAGTAGGGGAGCGGGATGGATCGGGTGCGCCTGCATTGGGTTGGCGCAACTGGGCGGTGGGTATGCCCGCGGATGAACAGCCGGTGTGGCGCTCCGCCGGTGGCGTTGAAGAATTGCAGCGCCTCTAGTTCGTCGGAGTTCTGCCCCACATCGAAACCATGGGTAGCCACGATGGGGCCAAGCTCAAGGCACCCGTTCCGATCCTTCCGATACGGTGTCCAATGCCACCGCTTCGCTTCGGTTGCAAACGGTTCAGCGTGCATGAAATCGGCTACAGCCCGCAACGCACGCGGAATGCGGCGGGGGTCTTGGCTCCGTAGGTTGTCATCGTGATTGCCTTCGGTGATGTGGCAACGCGCCTTACGCGGCAACACCTCGCGGATCGATTTCAGGAACGCGGCCGCGTGCCTGTACTCGTCTAGCAGCGAATGCCCGGCCTCGTCGGGGTGAACGCTCGCCGCGCTGGCTTCGAACACATCACCAAGGTGGATGAAGTGCGTGAGCCCCTTTATATCGGCAAGCGTTTTGAGTAGCCAATGGTGCGTAGCCATTGGGGTGTGCGGCGAATGCGTGCAGCTAATCGCCGCAACTCTCACGGCTCCGGCTCCGCATTCATGGGCGGGCGCTCGGCGATCATCGCCAGCACGCGGCGCGCAAACTCGGGCGCGTCGCTGGGGCGCAGCATGATGGCCCATTCGGTATCACCGTCCTGGCGCATGATCACAAATGGGACGGTTCCCGGCGTTGCGTCTCGCTCGGCTTGCTCAAGGAACTTCAGCGCACCGATGGCCGCGTACCGCTTCACTTCGCAATGCAGGCCCGGTAGGCCCAGTAGATCAGCATCACCGGCGGCCCCACAAAACTGCTGCGCTCGGCGCGCCTCGCTGGCGTTCCAATGCTGCTGGAGAACTGCGGCTGCTTCGCGCTCGCCTGCCTTGCCCTTTTGCCGTGAATGGCTGCCCATGCGGTCATCCTCTCACAGTTTTTCACGCGGGATGGAAATACGCTTCGCCACCGTCATCGCGGTAGCGCATCCGGCCGCTGTACCACCACACTCCGGCCTTGTCCGGGATGTAGATCGCCTCCGTGTAGACATCGCGCCCGATGTTCGATGGAAGTTCCTCGCAGCACACGCCCATGACCACAGGCACGCGGATTTCTAAATCCGTGCCATCGACCTGCACGCGGTCACCGTCACACGGGCCCCAGCGCAGTTGCACTTCCTCCATGCCCGGCATTATCCCGCTCCCACATTCGTGGCTCGTCATTTCATCACCTCGCGCAGCTTCGCGCGCAGGTGTATGGCGTGCGCTTTGCGGAATATCGCGGCAACCAGGCGCGCGAACTCTCGCACCTCGTCAGGGTCAGGTGGGCGGCGGGTTAGGCTTCGCGTGGCGGTTTGGATGTCATCGATGCCCAGCGCGATGGCCGCGGCCGATGGTTCGACCTGGCACACCCGCACGATCACGGCAAGGGCGGTGATGCGCTCGCGCTGGTGGCGGCGCAGGTGGTCCCGGTAGGCGGCCATGCTCGCATCGTTCCCGTACCCGAACTCAAGGGACGCAAGCGCCATCACCACCTGCCACGGTTGGGCGCTTGTGGTTCCCATTTATGCATATTCCCTTCGATTCCGATAACTGATCCGATAGGGCTGGGTTGTTTTTTTCTTTTTTCTCTCTCCCTTTAGGGGAGAGAAAAAGGAAATAAAACAGCCCTGCCGCCCTAATTTCGCCATTTGAAATTGGGCTAAAAACCTAATTAGTATCGGACCTTCCCTCATCGTGTTACACGCTGTTACGCGTCTCCGTTTGAATTATTCATGGCGGCGGGGTGGGTTCGGCGCACCCACACCACACCCTTTGTGCTGCCCTGCTTCTCAATCAACCCGCTCCCCAGCGCCAGCGTTCGCAGGCTCTCGGCGCGGCCCTTGGTGAGCTTCATGGCCTCGGCGGTGGCCCGCAGTTCGGCACCGCTCATGGCTTCACGATCCAGCCACACCGCGGCACCGTTGGCCTGCTTCGTCTCAACCCTGAAACACTCCTCCACAAACCTTTGGGCGCTCCACCCGTCATCGTCGGGGTCTTTCTTGCCTGGCTTGGCCAAATCCTTGGGGTCAAGGTGCGGGGCCATGTGGAACAGGGGATAGGCCCAGCGCAGCACGCGCGGTTCGATGGGGGCGAACGAACGCACCGCCGCGTCTAGCACCACATGGCCCTCCTCGCGGTGGTGGCGAAGGATCAAGTGGCTATCAGCAGCGCGGCTCATCGATCCAGCGCCCGCGCCCACATCGGTCACACCCTTACCGGCCTGATCGCCCTTGCTGGTGTGGTGGATCATCACGAACGCGCAATCCAGCGTGCGCGCCCACCGATCCACTTGGTTGTAGATGCGCGCCATGCTCCCGTTATCGTTTTCATCCGTGCGCGCTGGCAGGAAGCGATAGAACGCGTCAAGGATCACCACGGTGTACTGCCCGGCGGCGCAATGGTCGAAAAGGCGCGCGCCCAGCCCGTCAAAATCAACTAGGTCACCGCGTAAATTCAGGATGTCCAAGCGATCCGCCAGCGACTCAAACGGGATGCCCTGCGCCGCGCACAGCTTCGGGATGCGATCCGCGCTTGTCTCGGGGTGCAATTCGTTATCCACGATCAGCACGCGCCCCGCCTGCGGGATTTGGAAACCCATCCACGGTTCGCCCCTGGCAACGCACAGCGCCATTTGGTTGACCATGAAGCTCTTGCCCATCTTGGGGCTACTGATCAGGTTCAGGGTTTCGCCCGTCCGTAGAAGCCCTTCGATGACCGGCCGCCGCAACTCGGGGCACCGCGCCACAAGGGCGCAGATGGGCACAGGCTGCAAGCGTGCCGCCGGGGCGGCTGGCGGGGGCTCCACGGCCTGCACAGCCTCTGCGGGGCCGCTTACGGCCTTCCGCTCGGCGGCAAACGCGTTGGGTATCTGCCGCTGGTTCAGGTCGATCAGTTCATCGGCGGTGAGGCCCAGCGTGGCCGCCCGCGCCATGATCCTCGGCCCGGCCTCGGCGATGCTCCACCCGCGCGCCTTCATGTCACAGGCCACCGTAAAGACGGTGGTACGCCTGCCCTGGCGCATGATGAAACCTTCCTCTAGGAACCGCCTAGAAAGGTCGGAGAGCGATCCGGCCGCCGGTGTGGCCGCTGGTGGCATCATCACCGTCCCGCCCTCCTGCGGGGCGGGAAACTCGTCTAGCGTCCATATGTGATCCGCTTCGCTCTCATGCACCACGCAAAGCGGTTGCTCGGGGTACTTCCAGTTGTGGAAGCCAGGCACGCGCATCACCCGCGGCGCATCGGTCACGCTGGAATCGGAACCCAGCCGGTGGGCCAATGCCTTTTGGTAGCGCGTCCACTCGGCTAGGTCGGTCATCGGCTCCGCCAACCGCCACCACGCGTGGATGCCGCCGCCCGTCTTCACCACCACGGTGGGTTCGGGAATGTTGGCTTCCCGCCACGCCATGCGCGCTTGTTCAACGGTGGTGCCGCCATCGAAATCGGCGAACAGGCACCTTGCCAACGCCACATCGGTGGCCTTGCCGCCTCGCCCGCTCCGCGGGTTGGCCCCGAAATAAACATGCTGCCCCTTCGCCACCGTCGCGGCAAGCTGCGCGATCACTCTCGACGCTTTCGCCTGGGGAACCCAATCGCGCAGCCCACCAGCGCCGCCGATGGTGCGGAACTCGATCAGGTCATTCGCTTCGAAGATCAGGCCCAGCAGTTGGTAGGCGGACTCAATCGCGGCCGCTGCGGCATTGGTGGTGGTCACTTGGATTCACCAAAGCAATCCCAGCCTCGCACGGCTGCGGTGTCCTTGAATACTTTGCCAGACCATCCGGATTGCCACGCGCACACTTCCCGGCGGGCCTCGTCGCGCTCGGCTTGCAGAGTCTTGATGTGTTGCTCCATCTGCTGATTGCGAACCCCGACAGGCTCACAGGTCATGCAAGTGCCCTCCAGCCCCTCCATGATCCGGCCAAGTTTGGACTTCGCCTCATCGCGCTGGGCTTGAGCCTCGGCAAGCAATGCACGCAAATCCGCCACCTGCTGACGGATTTCCTTGGTATGCGCTACCTCCATCGCGCATTCGTTGCGTAGGCAGATGATCGCATACGCGGCTTCGTCGCGCTCGGCGTTCGCCATGTCTCCCATGCTGTCCCACTTCACTCGCAGCCGTTCAACAATGTCCGTCATATCACCACCTGACATGCGTAGAGTTTCTCGGCAACCTTTGCGGCGAGCATGTTCCAAGCAATTGGGTCGCGCACGGTTTCTGGGATCAGAATCCAATCGCCCTTGTAACATCTCAGACGCAGCGAATGGATTTCACCATATGAACCATCTTGAATGTGGATTTGATGCAACGCACCACCATGCCAGATCCAGCATCCATCTGGACTTCCGACTCCGGCTTGAGTGATTTCGATTTCTTCGGTCATGCTTCGATTCCTTCGCATTCAGCCAGTAGGAGTTGAAGAGCGGCGAGGCTGATTCGCTGTTCTCCACGGGCCACCAGCGAGAGATACGCTGGACTCAACCCAGTTGATCTAGATAGTTCGCGCAGGCTCCGGCCACGCTTGGCCTGCTCAATCGCACGCGGCCCGGTGTGGCGTAGTGCGGCATCCTGATACGCGGCCTGACTGAACAGTTTTTGCACCGTCTTCGCAAGGCTTACGGTTTCGCTCGGAGCCTTGAGGCTCATAATCACGGGTGCTTGTCTCCATGCGTTTCTCATCTGGGTTCCTCCTTGAAGCAGTCCCAATTTTTTGATTCCGCAAACGCATTGGGATCGATGTACATGCGCGAAAGCGTTCTGCGCAGGGCATCACGATCAGCACGCAATTCCGCCATCTCTTGGCGAATCTGCGCGGCCTTTTGATCGTCGTTCCGATCCGTTTGCACGCGCTCTAAATAATCGTTCCGCTTTCTGAAATCCTCGCATCGCTCGCGCAGGTAATCGGCGCGCTCTTCCCATGTTTTCGCTTGCTCGCGCAGGGTGGCAATGGCTGCGATGGCGCGGGCAATCAGCCCGTGGGGCTTGGTGCATACACGCTGCAAATCGCGCAACAGCGCGTCATACGGTTCCATTCGATTCCCTTTGCATGGTGTGCATCGGGTTCAACGCGTCACGCGGTACCCAATGCTCGGGCTGGTTGTAATAGGTTTGCAGGAACTCATCTCGCCGCGCCTCATGGCCCCACATCCACCCGGCAAGCCTCACCTGGCCGTAGCTCTTGGTGAGGCTTGTGATGGCCAGCACATAGCGCCTATCTCCGTAATCGCGCGGCCGAACCACAAGTTGCCCGTTCATCCAGCCGGTGGAACGCACCTCAATGTCCGGCTCTACATCTACTGCGCCCTTCACATACTGCACAGATGGTTGGTAGCCGCTCACGCCAAACCACTTGGCCACGGCTAGTTCACCAGCAGCGCCGCCAAACTCGTGTTGCTCGCGCTCGGTGAAAATCCGATCCATGATGCACGCGTGGTTCAGCCCGTTCGCTGCACCAAACGCCATGCGCGCCTCGGCCACGCGCTCGCATAGTTCGATTTCCGCGTCAGTAAGTTCCACCGTAACCATCGGCATCCTTGCCGCGGATCGAATCCGCTACAGATGTTGAGAAGTAACCCCATTAGCCGGGGCGGCGAGAACTCAACCGCCCCGGCCTTTCCGGGGGTTCGTTAAAAGGGAATCTCATCCGCGCCGGGCCGCACCGCCTTGCGCCCAGGCTTTGCGGCCGTGGCCGTGGTGCGCTGCTGGGTGGGGCGAATGAAATCGCCCGCCTTGGCGCGCCCGTTCTGCGAGTGGTACACGCGCAACAGGATTTCGCGCCCCTCAAGGTTCGACTCTTCGAACCGCTTGGTGGCGGTGTCGATGTGCGGAAGCGCGCACGCATCCAGCAGTTCGTTCAAGCGCATGATGCGCGTCACCGCGATGTCCTCAAACACCTTGTACCGCTGGCCGCCGGTTTCGATGTCGAACCACAGCGTGACCACCAGCCCGCGTGGGTTGTCGGTGGTCTTCATGTTCTCAAACGGGCTTTCACGCCCTTCGGCCTTGCTGATCGTGGCGGTGTAGGTGCCCTCGGGGCAGGGGCCGCCCGCGCCGCTGCTCTTGCGTGCCTTGTCCTCGCTGCTGCCGTGAATCAAATCGATCATTGCTCCGAACCTTTCTCCAGGCGCTCGGCCTGCTGTTGAAGTGCCTTCAAAATCAACCCATCCACCTCGGATGGGTCAGTTCCCAAATCAACCGTCTTTCTTGCCGCGGTCACCGCCTGCTTTGCGCTCCATCGGATGCCAACCGATTTGGCTTTCTCGGCGATGGATTCGGCTAGCTGCTGGATGCGATCCGGCGCGCTCGGCGGCGGTGGCTGCTCCACCACCACCGCCGGTGCGCTGGGGAGCGATACCGTCGTTCGCTCCGCGGATTGGCTCACACGGGCATTCAGCGCCGCGAGGGCGCTATCTGCCTCCACCACGGTGGTGGCTTCGGTCAGTTCCTCATCGCCCTCGGTGGCACCGCTGAACCCGAAAGCGGCTTTCAG